TTCCCGCAATGTCGACGCTCCCGCCCATGGCCCGGCCACCCAGGCGCTGGAGCAGATGACGCCCGAGATCACCGACGGCTTCACCCAAGCCATTCTGAAGGAGCTGTCGCCATGAGCCGGGAAAGCATCTATGCCGCCTTGTTCACCCTGTTGCAGGGGATGAAGACAGCCGGAAAGGTCAAGGTCTGCGACCGCCGGGTGCGCTTCCTGGAAGAGATGGGCGCCGCCGAACTGCCGGCTTTGTTCATGGCGGTCAGTCATCAGCAGACCGCCCAGCAGCCCGGTTTGCCGGCCAAGCGGTCTTTGCAGGCCAAGCTTTATCTCTATGCCGCCAATCCCGACCGTCACCGGCCCGCCGGAATCATCCTGAACGGCTTGCTGGACGGTGTGGAGGCGCTGCTGGCGCCGCCGCCGGGTTCCGATTTTCTGACTTTGGGCGGGCTGGTCCGGCACGCCTGGATCGAAGGCCCCATCGAGGTCTTCGAAGGCCCGCAAGGCGAGCGGGCAGCGGCGGTCCTGACCGTCTCCATGCTTTTACCCTGATCCCTTTTTCTTCAAACCGTTAAGGAGTTTCATCCGATGGCGATCTATAGCTTCGGCTCCGGCACCCTTTGGGGTGTGCGTACCGACGTTTCCAATTCCACCCCGGTCAAGTTCGGCACCCTGCATGACGTGAATCTGGAATTCTCGGCCACCGCCAAGCAGCTGTTCGGGCAGTACCAGTTCCCGGTGGCGGTGGCACGTGGCACCTCGAAGATCACCGGCAAGGCCAAGTTCGCCCAGATCCAAGGCCGCGCCTTCGCTGATCTGTTCTTCGGCCAGACCTTGCAGAGCGGCCAGCTGACCACCGCCAACAACGAAGCCTCGGCCGTTCCCGCCGCCGCGCCCTATACCGTCACGGTGATCAATGCTGCCGGCTTCACCCAGGATCTGGGCGTGCTGAATGCCGCCACCGGCCTGCCCTTCGTCAAGGTCGCCAGCGCTCCGGCCCAGGGTCAGTACATGGTGGCTTCTGATGGCGTCTATGGCTTTAACCTCGCCGATGCCGGCGCCGCCCTGCTGATCAGCTACGGCTACAGCGTTAGCGGCTCGGGCCAGAAGATGGTGGTGAGCAATCAGCTGCTGGGCACCCAGCCGGTGTTCCAGGTGGCGCTGGAGACCAATTACAACGCTCCCGGCGGCTTGAAGAAGGCGGTGCTGAGCCTGAACGCCTGTGTCTCCAACAAGATGTCGTTCGCCACCAAGCAGGACGATTTCTCGATCCCGGAAATGGACTTCGAGGCCTTTGCCGACGCCGCCGGCAATGTCTTCACCTGGTCCTTCAACGAGGTGTCGTGATGAGCCATGCCTCGGAAACCGCCGAGATCACTCTGGGCGGCCGCAGTTTCGCGGTGCAGGCCTTCACCTTCGATCAGCTGCAACGGATGATGCCGGCCTTTGGCCGGCTGGAGCTGGGACTGGCCGAGGGTGGTCTGGCCGCCGCCCGCGACATCGTCGCCGCCGCTCTGTCGGACCTGATCCCGCCCGATGAGCTGGCCTCCTTGCGCACCACCGTGCCGGAAATCCTCTCGGCCGTGCCGGTGGTCGCCCGCGTCTCGGGGCTGTCGGCCCTGGGGGAGGCGCTGGCGGGGAAGGAGCAGACCAGGTCGATCTGATCGATCTGGACTGGGACGAGCTTTACGCCCAGGTCATAGCCGCCACCGGCTGGACCTGGGCCGAGGCCGGCCGTCTGACGCTTCCCCGCTTTCGCGCCTTGTCCGATCATTGGTCCCGCCATCCCCCTGTCCAGCGGCTGCTGGCCGCCTGGCTGGGGGTGGAAAGCGATGACAAGCCCAAGTCGAAGACCAAAGCCAAGAAGGAAGACTTCGATCAATTCTTCAAAGAGCTGACCGGACAAATGCCGCCGCCCTGATTGGGCGGCGGTTCTCCTCGATTTCGCCCAAGAGATGTGTAGACTGTCGGGCATGGCGTCTGGTCGGAGGGTGAAATGCGGCGTTCGGGAATAGTGCTGGCGGTGGTTGTGATGTTGGTGGGCTGTGAACCTCACCAGAGCTTGCAACAATACACTCAGTCAAAATTAAATCACTGTGAAGGTAATGGTGATTTAGGAAGCGTCGATGTTTACAAGGGGAAGGCGTATTGGGTTAATAAATATGCTTACTTCCCATTGTGCAATAGCTATTCAGGTGGGCCTGTGTGCACATTTGGTGACGAAATTGTTGGCCTAAAGCCTGGGGATTCGTTCGTTGTTTCTGATGTTTGGTGTGATGATGGAAGTAGCGTCGATTTTCAGGTTGTAACAGCCGCTGGAATGAAAGGGTGGGTAAGGGTCAGCTTTGACCATTATGTTATGACTGCCTTGAGGTCTCACGATCTGATCGATCACCCTCGAAAAGAAAAAGCAGTAGGAGGACCTGCGAGGATTGGTATGACGCGTCAGCAAGTGATTGATAGTGAGCTAGGCTTGCCAGATCACGAAAGTTCTTGGGAAACAAAGGGGCATCTAACAGAGGAGTGGAAATATTATGATGAAAAAAACACTAATATAATTAGCAGTATTGTGTATCTAAAAGATGGGGTTGTTTATATGATTAAGCGGTAATTTATTGATATTTGTAGTTATGTGGCGCCAGCGATGGCGCCATTTTTTTTGGAGGTGGACATGAGTGACGGCATTATTGTGCGTTTTGGCGCCGATGTAAGCGAGTTGGAGACCGCACTCGAAAAAATCGTGGCTGACGTGAAAGGGTTGTCTCAGTCTTTGTCGGATACTTCGCAGCAGGACAGTGGTCAGAATCAGGATCAATCTGAAGGTGGGGACAAAAAGAAAAAAAGCGAATCTGATAGGCAAAAGAAGATCGAGAGTGATTTACGGGAAGCTGAGGCCATTAAGCAAGTATCTGACGCGAAGGCCAAGCTTGCTGCGGCAAAATACGAACAAGATGACGGCAGCTTTGATGAGAAAAGACAGGCAGATATTGAGGATTTGAATGCGAGCTTAGAGGTCGAAAGGCTTAAGTTAGAAAAATCTGGCATGTCTGCGACAGATGCGAAAAAGAAAATTGACGATCTTCGTGTTGCAAATGAAGGTCTTGCTAAAGTTAATGCGGCCAAAGAAATTGCGGCTGACTATGAAAAATACATGAAGCCCGTCGAGGGCGTTTTTGCCGGTGTGGCAAAAGGTGTCCTGCTTCATCAAAAAAATCTGGCGCAAGCTGTCCGTTCTTCGGTGCAGTCGATGCTGTCCTCTTATATCTCGATGGGTGCCAATGCGGTTACGCATTGGGCCGCGAACAAACTGGCGATGATTTCCGCCGAACATATTTTCGGGGCGGCGGTCAAAACCCAGGCGACGAAGAATGCCTCCGTTCAATCGGCCTCGCAGGCCGCTCAGACGGCGGCCACCCATTCTGGCGTCGCCGCCAGAACAGCCGCCGAAGGGACCGGAGATGCCGGTTTCTTCACCCGTATCGGTCAGAAATTGGCGCAATGGTTGGGCTTCGAAACCGCGAAGACCACTGCCACCACTACCGAATCCGGGACGCGAGCGGCTGAAGACGCCGCCGTGACGGCAGAGACGATTGCTTCGGCAAAGGCTCAGGCCGCTGGGCAGATCCCCGCCCTGGCGGCCACCGGCGCCGCCGCCGCGATGGCCTCGGTGGCGGCTATTCCGGTTATCGGCTGGGCGATGGCGCCGGGCGTGGGGCAGGCGCATCTGGGACAAGCCATGGGATATATGGCCATAGCCTCGGCGGCGGGCGGCTGGGAGCGGGTGCCCTATGACGGCGCCATGACCGAGCTGCATAAGGACGAAATGGTCTTGCCGGCCAGCGTGGCGAACACGGTGCGCGCCGCCTCTTATTCCGTCGGGGCTTATGGCCTGCCGTCGGAGACCAAGGGATGGGCCAATCCCTCTTCGCCCAAGGTGGCGGGCACGGTAGCCGATGGTTCCGGCGGCGGCGCCGTCACCATGCATTACAGCCCCAATATCAGCGCCATCGATACAAGGGGCGCTCGCGACTTTCTGGACCAGCATGGCCGCTACATGGTCGACGTGCTGTCGCGCCAGCAACGCAATTTCGCACAGGTGAAGAAATGAGCAATGCCGTCTTCCCCACGCTGCCCGGCCTGACCTGGTCGGTCGGCAAGACTCCTGAATTCTCTTCGATCGTCAAGACGGCGGTGAACGGCGCGGAAACCCGCATCGCCCTGTGGTCGGCGCCGCGCTGGCACTTCAAGCTGAAATACGAGCTGCTGCGCGACGATGCCAGCAACGAGCTGAAGACCCTGGCCGGCTTTTTCCTGCAGCGGCAGGGGCAGTATGACAGCTTCCTCTATCTCGATCCCGACGACAACATGGTCGCCAACCAGTCCTTGGGGCAGGGGGATGGCCATACCGCCAGCTTCACCTTGCTGCGCAACTTCGGCGGCTTCATCGAGCCGGTGGGGGCCGTGAATGCCGCGCAGCCGATGTCGTTTTCGGTAGGCGGCCAGACCCTGGCGGCGTCGGCCTATACGGTCAGCAGTAATCAGGTGACCTTCGCGACGGCTCCGGCGGCGGGATCGCCGGTGGTGGGCAGCTTCAGCTTCTATTTCCGGGTTCGCTTTGCCGATGACAGTGCCGATTTCGAACAATTCATGCATCAGCTCTGGCAATTGCAGAGCCTGGAATTGGTGAGCGTGAAATGATCAATGCCTCGACTGCCTTGAAAACCCTGATCGCCTCGGGCACCTACGGCCGGGCCGATCTTTATACCGTCAGTCCGGTGGGGCTGCCGGTGCTGTATCTGACCTCGGCCGATCAGGATGTGACTTGGAACGGCGTGACCTATCAGCACGGGCTGCTGCGGGTGACCCGCGACCAGCTGCGCACCGTGGCCGGGCTGGAGACCGATACCTTCAGCCTGACGCTGGCGGTCGATCCCCTGAACGAGATGACCATCAACGGCGTGCCTTTCCGCCAGGCGGCCCAGTGGGGCTTGCTGGACGGGGCGCAGATCGAGCTGGACTGGGCCTATCTCGACGGCTGGGGGCCGCCGCCCGATGTGGTGGGAGTGCTGACCCGCTTCGTCGGGCTGGCCGCCGATATCGCCATCGATCGGACGGGGGTGAAAATTTCCTGCAAATCCTGGCTGTCCTTGCTGGATACCCAGGTGCCGAGTCAGGTCTATCAGGCCCATTGCCGTTTCCTGCTGGGGGATTCTCATTGCGGCGTCGATGTCTCGTCCTATGGCAAGAGCGGATCGGTGACGGCCATGGGCAGCACCACGCAGCTGGCGACGACCCTGACCGATGCCAATGGGACTTGGAACCTGGGTTATGTCAGCTTCTCCAGTGGCATCAACAAGGGCGTGAGCCGGGCGGTGCGGACCCAGAGCGGCGGCAGTCTGACCCTGGCCGGGCCCTTGCCCTGGTCGCCGGCGGCGGGAGATGAATTCACCATCTATCCCGGCTGCGACAAGACCATGCCGACCTTTCAGCAGGGCTCCGACAGCGCCACGGTACCAAAGATTGCGCCCTATCAGATCACCCTGACGGGGTTCGTGCAGGATTATGGAGTCAGCCAGCAGATCACGGTGACTTCGACCGATGACTGGGGCAACCAAAGCAGCTCGACCAGTTGGCAAAGCATGACACTGGTCGCCGGCGCGCCGGCCAAGGGGCAATATGCGGTGAGCGCCGCCGGCGTCTATAGCTTTGCCGCCGCCGATGCCGGCAGTTCGGTGGAAATTGCTTATCGTACGGTAGGTCCTGGCTGCACCGCCAGTTGCTGGACCAAGTTCCAGAATCCCGAACGCTTCGGCGGGATGCCGTACATCCCGGCACCCGAAACCGCGACCTGAAGATTTCATCATGACAGAGCTGGAAGAACAGCAACGCCAGGCCGTGGTGGCCGAGGCGCGAAGCTGGCTGGGCACGCCTTATCACCATATGGGCCGCGTCAAAGGGGCGGGCGTCGACTGCGCCATGCTGCCCGCCGAGGTCTATGCCGCCTGTGGTCTGATCCCGGAGCAGCGGATCGATTACTACCCGATGGACTGGAATCTGCACCGGGGCTCGGAACGCTATCTCGAGCATGTGCTGGCCCATGCCCAAGAGGTCGAAGAGGCCAAACCCGGCGATCTGGTGCTGTGGCGCTATGGCCGCTGTCTGGCCCATGGCGCCATCGTCATCGCCTGGCCTCGCATCCTCCATGCGGTGGTGCGGGTCGGGGTGGTGATGGATGACGCTTTGTCGCCGTCGCTGCTGCGTGAACGCCAAGGTGGCCGCCAGCGTGAGCGGCATATCTATAGTCTTTGGAGAACACAGCCATGAGCATGCTGTTCGGCGGGGCCAAGAAACCCCAGGCGCAGACCGTCAGCGCCGTCACAGATCTGAGCGTGCAGACCTCGACCCAGGGGGCGGTGGTGCCGGTGGTCTATGGAACGCAGCGCATTACCGGCAACATGATCTGGTACGGCGATTTCCAGGCCATTCCGCAATATTCCAACAGCGGCGGCGGCGGCGGCGGTAAGGGCGGCGGTGGTGGAAATTCCAGTACCGTCAGCGATTACAACTATCAATGCGCCTTTGCCTTCGCGGTGTCGTCGGGCACCGTGATCGATGTGGGCCGCATCTGGTGGGAGAAGACTCTCTATGATCTGTCGTCCCTGCCCGGTAGCGCTCAACTGCTGAAGGGCGAGTTGGATCAGTCGGCTTGGAGCTATCTGTCTTCCTGCCATCCCGGCCAAGACTTGAACTATACCGGCCTGGCTTATGTCGGCATGAGCGGCGTCAGCCTGGGCAACAGCTACAATATGCCCAATATCGCCTATGAGCTGCTGGGCAAGGGGCCGGCGGCGGGGTTCCAGGCGATCTCGGGCGTGTCTCACAGCATCAACCTCTCGGCCCTGAAGGCAAGCCCGAGCGACAGCAAGGTGGCGGCGATTGCCGCACAGTTGGGCTCGCCAGCAAGCTTTACTGGCAATCAGGCTTTTGATACCTCGCCGGCTTATTGCGTCTATGATCTGTTGACCAATGACGTCTATGGCGCGTCCTTTCCGGCGGCGCGGGTGGCGGATCTGTCGGGCTATGCGCTGTGGTGCGAGGCTCAGGGGATCAGTTTTTCAGTGGTGCTGGATTCAGCCCAGGATGCCCGCTCGGTTCTGCAAGACTGGCTGAAGAAGACCCAGGCCGAGGCGGTCTGGTCGGGCGGCGTCTTGCGCATCGTGCCCTATGCCGACGCCACCGTCAGCGGCACCCGTATGGACGGCAGCACCGCCACCTATAGCCCCGACCTGACGCCGGTGATGAGCATCGACGATTCGCTGATGCTGCAGACTCAGCAGGACGAGCCGCCGCTGACCGTCACCCGCAAGGATCCGGCGGACGCCAAGAACCTGATCACTCTGGAATATACCGACCGCTCGAACGCCTATGCCAAGACGGTGGTGACCTCGGAAGACCCGGCCCATATCGCCCGTTATGGCTTGCGGGCGGATTCCTCGGTGACGGCCCATGAGTTCACCTCGGGCTCGGTGGCGCAGAAGGTCTGCGATCTGTTGCTGGCCCGCAGCACCAATATCGTCACCACCTATGAATGGCGGATGGGCGGCATCGCGGCTCTGCTGGAGCCCATGGATATCATTGCCCTGTCGGATGACAATCAGGGGCTGGCCGCCACCTCGGTGCGGGTGCTGGAGATCGAGGAAGAGGAAGACACCGTCTTTCGTGTCAAGGCTGAGGCGGTTCCCGGCGCCATTGCCGTGACGGTGGAACGGCCCTTGCAGCCCTCGTTGGGCTATGCCGCCGACCATGGCGCCGATCCAGGTGATGTGAATGTGCCGATCCTGTTCGAGCCGCCTGCGGCGGTGACGGGCGGCGATCTGGAACTGTGGGTCGCGGCTTCGGGCGGGACCAACTGGGGCGGCGCCAATATTTGGGTGTCCCAGGACGGCAGCAGCTACTCCCGCATCGGCGCCATTACCGTGCCGTCGCGCCAAGGCCTGCTGACCGCTGATCTGGCCGAGGGAAGTGCGCTGGATGTGGTCAACTGTCTGGCCGTCGATATGAGCCTGTCCCGCTCGCAGCTGGGCAGTGGTACGGCGTTGGACGCCGCCAATTACAACACCCTTTGCTATCTTGACGGCGAATATCTCGCCTATCAGACGGCCACCCTGACCGGTAGTTATCAGTACGGCCTGACCACCCTCTATCGCGGGCTTTACGGCAGCGAGGCGGGAGATCATGCGGCGGGGGCTCCGTTCGCCCGGTTGGATGACGGCATCTTCAAATATGCCTTCGCTTCCAATCAGATCGGCCGACCTTTATGGGTGAAGTTCACCTCTTACAATCTGTTCGGTTCGTCGGAGCAGGATCTGTCGCAGGTGCAGGCCTATAGCCTGACGGTGACCGGCAACGCCCAGGCCGCCGTCTTGCCCGAGGTGACGGGGCTGACCACCGCCTATGTTTCGGGGATCGCCCAGCTGTCTTGGGATGCCGTCTCGGACAGCCGCAACCCGGACTTCGAAATCCGCAAAGGTCCGACCTGGGGCAGCGGCATCTTCGTCTGCCGTACCTCGGTGCCGCAAACGCCTTCGGTGGGTGATGGAACCTATTGGGTCGCCACCCATTACACGGTGTCGGATGGCTATGAGCTTTATTCCAAGACGCCGGCTTCGGTGACCATTTCGGGCTCGCAGCTCGTCAACAATGTGGTCGCCAGCCATGACGAAGCGGCGGCGGGATGGAGCGGAACCCTATCCTCGATGATTCCTGTTGGCGGTTATCTGCAAATGGATGCCGGCGACGATATCAGGCTGCTGGATGATCTGAAGGGCTCGGATAACATCCTCTATGACGAGGGAGCGGTGGCCTTGGGCTGCTACACTATTCCCGATTCGCGCCGGATCGATGTGGGCCGTGTCGCCACCTGTCCGGTGGTGATGACGGTGCATGCCATTGCTCAGCCTTGCCAGCAGGATATCCGTAGTTTCGCCGATGTCTTGAGCCAGGCCGATCTCTGCGCTGCCAATCTGGGGCCGCTGGTCTCGGCGACGCCGCAGCTTAGAATTTCTGCGGACGGAGTGACTTGGGGGAACTGGCAGAACTGGCTACCCGGCAGCTATAGCGGCCGGGTTTTTGATTTCCGCCTGTTGCTCTCAACCTCGGACGCTTCCGTCATGCCGGTGGTCGAAGGCTTTTCCTATCTGGTGGACGTGCCTGACCGGCTGGACAGCTTCAGCGGTCTGTCGATTCCGGCGGCGGGTTATCAACTCAATTTCTCTGACGGTTTGTCGGGGAATCCGGCGGCTCCATTCAATGGCGGCTCTTATGGCCAGGCGGTTCCCAACGTGTTGGTCACCGTTATCGGCGGCAGTTCCGCCGACACCCCAGTGGTCACCAATCTGACCAATTCCGGTTTCTTCATCCAGGTCCGGAACGGCGGAAACGCCGTCGCCCGCACCGTCAACATCATTGCGCAAGGATACTGACCCCATGACCCAGAATGTTCTGCAGATCCCGACGGCGGCGCCGTTGTCGGGCATGGCCTTGGTGACGGATGTCAACAATGCCCTGGCCGGCATGGCCAGCCTGAGTTCGGGCGGCACGGCTCCCACCGCTTCGTCGTTGGGATTGGCCTCGCTGGCCGGCGTGCTGTGGCACGACACCGCCGCCAATCAGCTCAAGCTGCGCAATCAGGCGGACAGCGCCTGGATCAGCTTGGGGACGGTAAACGAAACCAGCGGCATCTTCGTTCCGGCGGCGGCTCAGACTTATAGCCTTGCTTCGGCATCGGCAACGCTGGCTTTAAGCAATGCCGGGCAGTTCCTGCTGGCTTCTTCCGCCATCACCCTGACCTTGCCGGCCTCTTCCGGACTGACGACGAGCTGGAGCGTCTCGGTCTTCGCCAAGGGCGGTCCGGTGACTTTGGCTCTGGCAAACAATGCCGATGCCTTGAACGGCGGCGTCAATGCCAGCCTGATCATTCCCAAGGGCTATTTCGCCGAGCTGACCTGTGACGCCGCCGGCAATTATTATGCCCTGGTGATCCCGGCCAGCCTGGGGATCGCCACCCTGGCCTCGGCGGCTACGACCGATCTGGGGACGGCGTCCAGCCAGGTGGTTTCCATCTCTGGTACCACCACCATTACCGGGCTGGGTTCCTCGGCTCCAGCGGGTGTGGTTTATACGGTGCAGTTCGCCGCCACGCTGACCCTGACCTACAATGCCGCGTCGCTGATCCTGCCGGGGGCTGCCAACATCATCACGGCGGCCAATGACTGCGCCCAGTTCCTGTCGTTGGGCTCGGGCAACTGGATCTGCATCGACTATCAGAAGGCCAACGGCCAGCCGGTGGCGGGGGCTTCCGGCTCGGCCCCTTCGGTGCGCCAGACCGCCTTGGTGGGTGTCGCCAACAGCAGCGGTCAGGCGAATTTCATCACCACCGGCAGCAGTCTGACGCCAGGTCTGTCGGCCACGGCCACACCGCTGCTGATGACGTTTGCCGCTGGTTATGGAACCTCGGGCGCCATCGATTACGTGGAGCGGCTGACGGCGGACAGCGCCAGTTTCTTCCCGGCCTTAGCGGCGAACAGCCAGTCTTATCTTTATGCCAACCGGGTGTCGGCGGGCAATGTCACCGGCGGTGCGACCTTGGCGCCGCCGCAGATCGGGGCGGTCTATAATCAGGCGGCGCAGTCGAGCCTGACCTTCAACCAGTCCGGCGGCGCGTTCACCGATGACTTTGGCAATGCATGGACATTGGTTGGATCGCTGACCTCGACTTCGGGCACTATCGGCCTAGGCAGCAACAATTATTGCTCGTTCAACGGTTCGACACAGTATGCCTATTGTTCCGCAATTAAGAGCCTTCAAGGTTCCGGAAATGGCGGGTTCTCTATCGCGGCGCAGTTCAAGCCTGGCTCGGTGTCGTCAGGTCAGCTTTTCTCTCTGGTCAACAGCGCGGGATATGGTCTGAACGTGCAGATACAGAGTGGTAAGGTCGCCGTCTATTTATCGTCCAATGGAACCACTCAGGACATAGCTAGCGGGACACTCGGGAGCATAACAATTGTCGCAGGAACAACTTATTTCATCGAGTTCGTCTATGATCCCGTGGCAGGTAAATACTACGTTTATATCAACGGTGCTCTGGATCAAACAATCGCTTCCGCTACCAAGGTAGTTGCTGGGGTTGCATTCTCAGTGGGCACTCAGTGGAACGGGACATCCGGTGTGGTATGGTATTTTGGCGCTATTTCCGGTCTGGAAATTCTGCCCTATTGCCGCCGCCCTGCTGGTACGGCTTACACCATCCCCACAACTCTTCCCTCGATCTCCGCCGCTGGCTATGCCTCGGACTGGTTCGATAGCGTCAACATGGTCATGAAATCGCCCAGCGTCGCAAGTTCGGCCTCTGGCAGTAATCCC